TTATTTTGTCTTGTTTTACCCATTGCTTCATTTTATCAGGAATATCACCAAATGGCCAACTCTTAATATTTGGCCAATCGGGGTTAATATTCCCTTGACACATTCCTCTGTGAAGGTCGTGGATAAAGATGTATCCCCCTTCTTTCACCGAATCAAAGAATTGTAAGAACTCCTTGAACCTTGTTTGTGGTTCTGTATCTAGTAAAATAAAATCATATTCCTCGCTTGGCTTAACAGTAGCCACGTCTTGGAGGTAACAGTTTACGATATGCTCTAATCCGATTTTTTGTATTCTTGCCACCGCTTGTTTGTGTAACTCTGGCAAAAACTCATAAGTATCTAATGTCCCTTTCTGGTTCTGAGATAAAGCCATTCCCATATAAGAAGCTCCAACACCAATGTGTGTACCAGTTTCTAAGACGTGGTCTGGTTTTAATAATCTTAGTAAGCTATAAAAAAACTCACCTACTTCACACTCTATTCCAGCGTCATTAAATGCTTCAAACTCACTCTGCGTTCCATTCCACTCACCCTCATTATGTAAAACTAAACTTTTATCTCTTTCTCTCAATAATTGTGTAATCATATTGTGCTTAAAAATTTAACCCATTTATCTTTGATAGTTTGCTTACCAAATAATTCAATGGCTCTTGCTCTACCCTTATCGCCAATTTTTTTAGCTAGGATAGGGTTATCTAACATTTGTTTTATATCCATTTTTAATTGAACCATATCGTTTGATACGAATCCATTATCTCTATTCTCTATTATATTCGGTATTTCGTAAAAATCCATTCTTTCAAATTTCTCAACATTAGCGAATGTACCACCAATAGCTACAACCGGGATACCAGTCATCATAGCTTCTATTAAAGATAATGTATAACAAGCAGGCCAAGTGCCACCATATAGATAGACTCTGGCGTCTCTCATTTTGCCTTTCATTAAGTCATAAGGTAATTCACCGCCATTTAAAACCCCTAAATCTTCATTACCTACTCCATAAACCTTAGAACTAAATCCCTTCATCATTTCCATAATCTCATCATAGTGACAAAAATCCCTTCTACCTTTTAAACTTTGAGAAAAATTGATAGCTAATGGATCATTACCATTCCAGTCTTTGAACTCGTATGGATCTTTATAAAATCTAATCATAGCTTGACTGCCAGCATAATTAGGAATATTAGCTTCTTTAGGTGAATAACGGACTATCTTTAAGCCTTCATTCACTAATGGCTTTAATCTTTTTTCAATTCTAGAAGTAGATTGGCCAATTGATCTAAATATTACTTTCTTGTGTTTTATTCTTGACCAGTTCTGAAGTAAGACATCTGGACTGTGCATTATTATTATCACATCAAATGGCTCTATCAGTTCAGGTGGTAACTCCGTCTTAGGGGTACTTCTTGCTATCTTAGCTAATTCTTCATTGTATGGCATACCGTCAATGGCTGGTCTTGGTAGGGTAATATGTCCTCTTGGATCTATGTATGCTCCGTTACTAAAGACTTCGTGTCCCATCTCAGTAAAAAGTTTTACTTCATCATATTCTAAAACTGAATGGCAACTAATGTAATGGATTTTCATTTTATTTTCCCTAAATTATTAGTAATATAACAAACCTGTTGGCCTTCCGAAGTTAAATTACAAACCATCATTTTTGGTTTGTTTGTTAAGTATAGATAACCACCCATTAAAATAACCATCAGAATATAAACAAAGTTATCCTTAATTATCTTTTTCATAGTTGTTTGCTTATTAGTTCTAACCTACTTTTCATAATTTGTCCAACTGGTTTAAATCCAAACTTCCTTTTGACTGTCTGTTGGGCAGTCTTACCCATCTTTTCAAACCTTTCTTTATCTTTAAAAATCAATCTCATCTTATCCCTGAACTCTCTAACATCTACATCAGCCCAATTTTGGTCTTGGGTATACCACATTTGATTCCTAGAGTTAGCTTTTACAGGTATCATCTTATTTTTAACTAAGAATCCATCTTTACCATTATTCATAAACTCGTGGCAACCACCACAGTTAGTAGAGATAATAGGATTACCAACTAACATAGCTTCAACTTGAGGGATACCCCAACCTTCACCTCTGTGTGTACTAACATAACAATCAAAAGACTTGTGAAAGCGATAAATCTGGTGTCTATCCATTAACTGCTTATATAAATAAACAGGAGCATATCTTTTTAACTGTAATCTAGCTTTAATGATATTAACGTATTTATCAATCTCCTTCTGTTTCTCTGGTCTAAAACTATCCACATAAGTTTTGATAGTTAAACTAACACCTTCAGTATCCTCAAACTCTTTCCAGTAGGCTTCTAATAAAGCATTAGGATTCTTTCTTTCAGTCCACTCAAACATTGAGTAAAATTTAAACCCTTTGCTATTTATTGTTATATAAGGAACGACATCACCCTCAATTTCTAATTCTTCATCAATAGCTTCTGGAATAACATAAATCGGCACACTAACACCTGCCTTCTCAATAGCCTTCTTGTTAAATTCACTAGCAGTCCAAATCTCATCTAAATGCTTATTACAATTATCAGCAAACTCTTTAGGTAGTTTATCAGTTTCCCAGATAACCCTACCAATATGGTATTTACCCTGTTCTACATAACGACCATAAACATTAGGTGTAACGTGGAGTATCTTAATTTTGTAATTTAATGGTAGCCCTTGTCTTTGCTGACATTGCTTTCCTATCTCTCCAAAATCGGATATTTCCATCACATAAGTTGGGATTTCTGTTTTAACTTCAATACCAGCACTTAATAAAGCACCAATATCATTCCTACCAGCTTCTCCGTATCCTGAATAATCTTTCAAAGCTCCGGTATAATTTAGGTTCATTTTATAATTTAATAAAGTTTTTCTTTTCTGTTATTAAGCGTTTACCGCAGTTCATACAAGATATTAGCTTACCAACTTCTTTTGAAGCTGAGTAGTAAGCGACATCTGTACAAGCAGGGCAGAAATAACGATATTTAGGGTTATAAACCTTTTGTAGCGATAGTTTTTTCTTCATAATTCTTTTTAACTATTTAACCTCACTTAATTGTAATACATTTATGTTCTTTTTGCTTTTAGGTTCTTTATTATAGAGATCCTCTGCCACTTTTTTTAACCTTTGAGCTGTTTTCCTGTAAGTATATTGTCTGACATAACGGCTACCAGTAGCTCCCATTTCTAACGCTTTATCTTGATGTTCATATACCCACCTCATTTGCTTTCTAAGGTCGTCTACATCACAGATAACCATATTACCCACATCTTCACCTTTGTATCGTGTGTAGAGGGCTGGGCATTCTTCCTTGACCTTTACTTCATACATACAATCCTTATCAAAGTACTCACTAATACCGTGAGCATTCGGAACTATTACTGGCATACCTGTTGCCATTGCTTCTATTGGAGTAAGCCCGAATCCTTCCCCTCTTGACGGGAAAACAAAACAGTCTGATTTGTGTAATAAATCAACCATTTTAGCGTTATTATATTTTTCACAAATAATCTCAATATTCGGATATTTACTTGGTACAAATGGGATTGGTGGTTGGTTAAGTGTAGATTTTAATACTAATTTAACCGGTTCGTCAATTCCAAACTCTTGGGTGAAGGCTTTGAATACCTCTAAAAACCCCTTTCTTACATTGAAAGCATTGTAGTGTAGAAATACAAAAGGCTCGTGGTTCTTGGATTTGTTCTCTCTTTTCTTATAAGTATAAACGTCATCATCATACCCTAATGGGATTACCTCAGCTTCTACTCCAGCGTTCTTAAACACGTCCTTACACCAATGGCTAGGAACGATAACTTTATCTGCTGTTAATAGATAGTCCTTCCAATCAGAGGGGATTTTATCACTCTCAAACATTGTATAGATTACCTTCATAGGTGTTTCCATTTTCAATAGTGAATATGGGTTATGGAATAATAAGCCGACTTTCTGATTCTTAAATTCCCTTGAAATATCAACATCTAATTTAAGCAATTCACTTATTATGTTTTCACTAGCGACTCCATATCCATCTCTGCCACCTTTTACTACTGATGAGAAATGGATACCCCGAACATAATTATCTTGAATCTCTACTTTTTTGCGAGTACTTACTTCACCAGCTATTCGGTATCGTTCAGTAATAAATTCATCTTCAACTTCTTTACTTATTATCGTAAAACCTTTCATTTCTAATAATTCGTCATATCTTTTTTGGTTATCAACACAGACTATTCTACCGCTTGGATTTTTGAGATAAGGCATAGTTTCATTTTAATATCATTTGAATGAATGTCAAGTGATACTAAAAACCCCCCACCGAAGTGAGGGGCTTAATTTCTATATTAAGTTATCTTAGAAAGATTCAACTTCAATTATTCTTCTGTTGTCTACAATGGCAACTCCGAATAATACGTCCAAGGTCAATTGGTGCGCACCTAGGTCAGCGTTGTACCAGAACATTGCTCTTAAACTAACCCCAGTGGTGGGATCATTGATAATAGCGTATTGTCCACCGAAGCCGACTGGCTTTGGTAAAGAGCGAATAGCTAGAACTAAGGCATTCTTAGTATAAGCGATATTATGATAAGCGACTGGACTACCTGATACTGGGATTAACTGACTTTCCCATACTTCCATACCGTAGGCTTTAATCATTTGCCCATTGGTAATTTGCCCCTGTTGTCCAGTGGCGTCGTATCGTGAGAATTTATCAGTTCCAAGTAAGTCATTGTAGATTGTTGAATCACAATAAAAATACTTTTGTTCTGCTTTAGGAACTTTCTGATCGGTGAAGAACTTACGGATAGCTAACATTGACTCATCAATATTACTAGCAGCTGTTCTTACCCAAGTGGTTGTGTTCTCTAAAGAAGCGTGAAGATCTAATAACGCAGTTTCAATAGCTTCGGCGATAGCAATAGCCCCGTCCTCAGCATATCTCATTTGGGTATTTTGATTTTCTGATACTTTAGTAACATCATCAATTGTAAAAGTTACCTCTTTATGTTTATCAAGAGTCACTGATACATTTGTACCTGTTGGATTTTGTTTAGTATAATTTTCACCCGTTGTTTTATCGTTAGCAATCACAGCACCAGTTTTTGGTATCTGTAAAGTTGAACCAACTTTAAAAGTAGCCCAGTCACTATCTCGTGATACTGTCCTTGCTACATTCAAATAAGATGGTAATCGTTGCAAACATTTTTGAGCAATTATTGTTGGGATAAACACAGCATTAGTTGTGTTACTTAAGACATTTTCTGCCATAATTTTAATTCCTTATTAAAAGATATAATGGTTTCGTGTTCGTGTCTATTTTTGTGTTTACCTATTACGCTAGATCGTTTTCTACTTCATTGTTCACAACTGCTTTATCAATTTCTTCTGTGTTTTTTTGATAAAAGACTGGATCTTGAATTTCCGAAAGTTTGAACTTTGGTTTTGCGTTGTTATCTGCGGGATTAGCTCCATCACCTAAATCAGGTTGTGGATCACCAAATAGATAACTATCTGATGTTTGTACTAATTTAATAGCTTCATCAACTCCAACGGCTGTGCCATCTTCGTTTAAAACTACTTTGCTTCTATCAACTAATTTCAAGATTGTTTCAGGATTTTTAGCTCCTAGCTTAGTGGCACTGCTTTTAATGGCAGTATCTAATGACTGTCCCTTAATCTTATTGTTTAAGTCAATAACCTTTTGCTTTTCTAATTCAAGCAACTCAGTTACTTTTCCATCTGCGACAAGTTTAGCTTCTTTGTCATCTGCTATTTGCTTCTCAAATAAGTCAGCTTTTTTTGCCTTCTCATTTAAGTCTTTAAAACGTGGGTGTTTAAAGAGTCTTTCATCTTTAAATACTTTGTCAAAATCTTCGTCTGAAAGTTCTGAACTATTAAAGTGCTTATTTTCGGTTTCTTTAACCTTAGCGGTTAATTCTTTATTTTCGGTTTTGAGTTCGTCTATTGTTTTAGGCATAATATATTTTCTTCGTGTTTTACGTGCAACGCCACTTCAATAACTAATTAACTAATTTTAAGTGTTTATTAAATCTTTGTCAAGCGATTTCGTACTTACCATTCTTTGGATTATAGCTTCTCGTCTTACCTGAAATTTGTGGATCATAAACATTGATAGCGTGTCTACAGTTGGGGTGGAATAAACCTGCTGTTGTTGCTTCGTCTAAGGTTGGGTAGCCTTTAGTTGCTCCTGTTAGGCTTAATATCTTACCTTCCCACGGTCTACATAAATAACATTCATCAGCGTGGTCTGACACTTGAACCAAGTCATACTTATTTTCTAATGTCCTATTCACTAATCCTGTATTCCTAGCTTCTACTGATTTTGTCCGAATTAACATATCTGTATAAGTGCTTAATTTCCATTTTCTGCCACTTTTATCTATTAAAGCAGTCAATCCATCTTCTCTAAGACTATCTATCAACGCCTTCTTAATATCTCGTTTATTCTTACCACTTAGTGTCCCTTCTGCTAGTTTATATCTAACTTCTTCTTTAACAGCTTGACCTAAAGCATTGCGAGTATTCTTTTTAACTCCAGTCATAGCTTCTGCAAATAAGTTTGATGTTTCCTCTAGTAATAACTTAACTGCTTGCTCGTGGATACGATTAAACCCTTGGTCGGCAATTAAAGCCGCTCCATAAGTCTTAATCTGCCTTACTGCTTGGTCTGCTCCTACTTTGTAGTTGTGGGGGATTTGGTAATCTATGAAAGTCTGAACATTCACACCTAACTTAATTAAGATTTTGTCAATTTGAGATAAAATAGCTTTACGATTATAAATACCAAAGTCAGTAGCCCCTTTCATTTCTTTGACAATATCCGTATAGGCACGTTTATAGAACTTAACTAACTTCTGAACATCTTTATCGTTAACTCCTACATTAACTGGAAATAACATTATTTGCCCCCGTTTTTATTATTTTTATTTGTTACTTTATCAG